TTTCAGTTGTTATTCCATGTGTCTGTACCATTATCTTTTCCTCCTTTCATATAATTTTGGGAGGGGAGGTTCAAACATCTCCCCTATCTATTTCTGCCACCGCCTCGGCCTCCACCTTGGCCTCTACCGGGGCCTCCCGATGGGCAAGGGTTTGTATTACCATTGGCCCCTGTTCCTCTTCCTGAACCGTCTCTACTACCGCTCATGCTATCCTCCTTTCTTATGTACCAGTCAATTGACCGATAAACGATTTTCTCCAAAATATGATATTAAATCCCATGTTCCAGTGAACCATTCCCGGTGTATCTTCCGGTATGGGACCGTCTATTTCCAAATGAGGTCTTATCCCCGGCCCACTTTCATCGGATTTAAATCGTTGCATATCCCATAATTCCGCCACCCTTTCTTTTATGTTTTCGGCCTCTGTACTAGAATTGCCTTTGCTAAAAATATCTACGTCAGCAAAGCCTTGCTTTTTGGCCCAGTGATTGCCAACCGGAAAATTATATCTGACCACAATATAGGGGAGTGCAACATCCTGCTCTGCCCAGTTGTCATAAATTGCCGGGTCTCCGTCTCCCCAGGCAGCCTCTGCTAACAACTCTTTTAAAGTGGTGTCATCAATCAATACTTTGTTTAATACTTCTATTACTTTACTCATAAATAATTCCTAGATAAAATTCTTATAATGTCGTCATGGCTCATGCTAAAAGCCGAACCAAGATGAGGTCTCGGAGCCATCTTCTTAGTTCCCTTTTCTAGCATTAGCGCATAAAGTAACATTGCTCCCACAGTGCCTATAAATCCTTTTACTCTCGGTTTATAATCAGTGGCTAGTGCTCCAGTTCTCCGGGCCGGAGCTTCCCCCGGGGCTGATGCTGTGTAATAGGTTTTCTTTTCAGCTCCCTTTTTACCAGAAGGAATTCGATATTTTCTACCACTTCTATTACCCGTTAAAACATTTTCCACCAATGTTTTATGAACAAAAAAAGTAGCTTCCTTTATGTTCCTTTCCCCTGCATTCCTTAAAAGCTTTTTGGCCTCCGGGATATTATCTGTTAAACTCATCTCAAAAGGTTTAGCCATCTTTATCCACCGTCTCCACCGCAACAAATTCTAAATATTTATTATCTTTGTGAGGATTTACCATTCCCTTAATATCATAAAATTCTGTACCATAATAAGCTCTGCTCTTATTTTTATGTACTGCTATACCCGGGTTGTATCTTATAACAATCATAGTATCTACCCCGGGGTGTATAGCTTGATATTTTGCAAGCTCATATGCTTTTATAGGGTCTATTGCTGCCCAGACTTCTTCTATTAATTGGTATTTGTCTAACCATCCACCACGACCGTCTTTTGTTCTAACAGGTTTTTTAAATATAACTCTTTTGTTAAGATTATCAAACATTACATCCCCGGATTTTGTCTATATTGCCATAAACCTTTATATTCATCTTCATCACTATAATTTGCTTGCTGGCTTCCCGTTTTTTCTGAGGCCACCCCGGGTACTCTGTTTTCATAAAGACGACAAACTCTCCTCTTAATCCATTCCCTTACTGAGGCAGGTATCACCTCGGTAGATTCAAAATCAGTATTGAGGAACTCTTCCGCACTATTGCAGGCAGCCTTTATTTTTTCCTCAATTGTATCGTCATCTTCTGTAACGCTCACGGGTATCTTGAGGTCGTTCTTCATCTCCGCAACGGTTATATTATTGTAATCATAGAGAGCCATTATTCAGATTCCTCCTTGTATACTTTCTCTTAGGTTTCTTAAACTGGCTTGTAGTAGTTGGATTGGTTTCTTTTAACATCCCAGTTTTCTCTACCATCTTTTTACCCGGATGTTTATTCTTCTCTGGCTCGACAACCTTCTTCTTATAAACTACTTTTGCTTTTTCTGCAATCACAGCAATCACCTTCACTAACTTATAATCGACAAGGGTTTCTACATATCGCTTGTCTTTTTCATTAAATATTTTGCCTCTTCGTCTCATTTTCTTATCTTTGTGCTTGAAAGTTATTAGAGTTTTTAATTTAAACATTTTACACCTCCCTAAATATTGGTCTTTTTTCTTTTTTGGGATTGAAATCCTTTATCTTATTCAAACAAAGTGCAACCTTATATTCGACTACCTTCTGTGCATAATCCCCGATGGCCACAAACTCCTTATTCTTCCGAACCTTTTTGTGCCCACCCACAAAAGTTTTTAGAGCTTGCATTAAAAAATACTCTCCGAGTTCAGTCGCTTTAATTACAATTCCTTCTTGAGCACCTTTAAAATATATCTCGTCTAGCTCCCACCATTTTTGAATTGTCTTTTTTATCTGTCTTAAATGCTTAGGAGACAGTGCTTTATTATGCGCTCCCCCGGGCCTGAGACCTTGGATTATCTTGTCATACTCCGGCTAATCAGAAGGGGTCTTATACACATTGGTTGCCGTTTGGTCTAACCTATCAACCCAAACACCTGTGTAGAAAGCTGACATCCAATTCTTCGATATTACTTTTTGCTGATATACTATCCAACCTCCCAATCCTCCTACAGACGTGAGCGGCATCTCAGCTACCTGTCGTCTTATTAATACTCCTGTCCCACCACCATTCGTTGAGACATAAAGTTTATCCCCTTTAAAGTCTACACTAAATAAATGCTTGTAAAAATCAATATTATTATTAATCCGAAATCGCAACATCAAATAATGGTCGGCCTGCAGATTAAAAAAGGGATATACATCCATAACTTCCTTCATCTTAGGCAACCAATCTTTTGAAACTATCGTATCATTATCCACCTTAGCAACATATCTGTAAGCATGATACCTCTTAAAGAAAGCAATCATCGGAGGCATAAGCCCGGTATTTATTTTGCTGTAATGTATCTTAATATTGGGATTGGTTTCAAGAGTTTTTAAGTACGCTCGCACGCTCGCTCGCGAGGCATTTTCATATATAAAAAGTTCATATGGCCAGCTGGTATTTTTTATAATTGCAGCCACTGCTTTTTTAGTATATTCCAGTCTATTATAACTTATCATCAGTATCGGAATCTTACCTTTAATCTTCTTCACATTGGATACTGTAGTTCCATTTTCTACGTAAACACCTGACTCCCGTTTCCTTGCTAAGAATACTGGCTTATTATTAATTCTCATCTGTGTACCATTCAGGCCCATTTCAATTGTAGTCCGTCTCCCAAAGTGATGTACATAACTTGCTTTTGCCCAACAGGTTCTGAACCCTACTTTCCTTGCACGCCATGCAAAATCTATATCTTCATGACAGGCTATTCCATAACGCTTAAAATCAAAATATCCTATCCTGTCAAATACCTTCTTCTTAATTACCCAACAAAAACCGACTACATTAACAAATTTATACTCCTCACTTAATGAAAACGCTACTTTATTCATTGCCTCTTGAGTTACCGAAAACCTCATTTTAGAAAGAGTTTGATTATGTTGAGCACCAGCACTAAAACAAGTCGAGGGTCCCACTATCCCGACATCGCTGTATATGGTAAACGCTTTCATCATCTTACCCATCCAGTTTTCAGATACCATAGTATCAGAATTTAGAAAGCAGAGATAATCAGTCGTCGCAACCTTGACTCCTTGATTGCATCCATAAGCAAATCCTTTGTTCTTCTTATTTGTAATCAATGTATAATCAAAGATATCCAATTCTTTTAAATATGCTTTGGTTACTTCATTGGAATCATTATCAATTATAATAAGCTCATAGTTATTAGTATATTGATTGACGCTTCTTAGACACCTCTTAACATACTTTAATGCATCTTTTACAAGAATGATAATCGAAACTTTCGGATGCTTTACATACTTTCCCATTTTCTATCCTTTCAACTTCCCAAATTGTTTTATTTTCGTAACTATATATTCAACATCCTCACCACTTAAATTTGGATGTAATGGTATATTCAAACCAATCTCGTTTAGTATCTCAGAATTTACTAATTTTAAATGTGTAGAATTATATATTGGTATCATGTGTAAAGGTTGATATCTTAAAGTTGTATAAATACCATTATCATATAAATACTTTGCTAGTTCATCTCTTCTATTTTTCAATCTAATAAAATATGTAAAATAAGAATGTTGTCTACTATTTGGTTCTTCTGGAATATCAAACCACCCTATATCAAAGAACTCTTCTTGATAAGTATTCCATATTTCTTTTCTATACTCTTGATGTTTATCAAGTTTCTTTAACTGAGCCAAGCCTATTGAGGCACTTATATCATCAGGTATCATTTTGTAAAAATGCTCCACTACATTATATTCCCACCATCTATCTCTTATAGCAGATGCCTGAAATCCAGATTTTTCAATCCCGCAATATCGGAGCTTCCTACCTCGCTCAATCAGTTCAGGGTTCTGTGCTGTTATCCCCCCGGCTTCTCCTATGGACAAATTCTTAACTCCATCAAAACTATATATTCCTATATCGCCAATACTACCACAGTATTTATCTCCCATTTTTGAATCAACCGCATGAGCAGCATCCTCAATTATAGGTAATTGGAATACCTTTATCCGTTGCACATCTACTGGCAATCCAGCATAATGCACTATCATTATTGCTTTTGTCTTTTTGGTAATCAGCGGAGCAATAAGTTCGGCAGTAATATTCTGGGTATCTAAATCTACATCACAGAATACAGGAACACAATCATTTAAAATAATTGCTGTAGCACATGATATCCAAGTAAATGACGGCAGTATGATTTCTGACCCTTCCGGCAAATCAAGTAATTTTATTGCCAGATAGAGAGCATTAGAACCACTATCAAGTAGTAAAAAATTCTTAAGTCCTAACCTTTTGCTAAATTGCTTTTCAAATAAGTCAGTCTTAGGGCCAATGCCTATCCATTGATTATCCATACTTGTCTTAATTTCATCAAGTTCTTCCTTACCTACTTTTGAACCGAATACTGAAATCATGTCCTACCCCATTCTTAGTATAAAAATCTATAGCTTTGTTTCCCTTTACTATCCTTATAATGACCTTACTGCCAATTATCTTAAGCAATACCTGCAAAGCCTCACTCATTAAACCTTGTCTCTTATATCTCTTATCACCAAGTATCACATTATATATTTCAATGGATTCTTCAAATAGCCTATAACCCATACAGCCTATATTTATATCTTGGTAACTAACCATATATATCCGATTATCTCTTTTAAGATAATCCTTAAACCACTCGATTTGTTCTTCTTTATTTATAAGTTCATTATAGAAAAAAGCCTCTTTATTTTCATTTCTCCAAACCCTTAAAGTTTCTATATCCTTATATTCAATTAATCTAAGTGAAATCCTCATTTATTCTCCCAGTACCCCCAAACACAACGACCATTTTTCTTTTTGGGGCCTATATACTTTCCCCCAATTTCATTTAGAAAATTATGTATTGGTTCATGAAAGGCATCATGGAACAATACCCTCCCACAAAATTTTACAAGTTCAAAATCATGCCTGACACTTTCATCGTCATGTTTACCATCTATAACAGCAAAGTTAAAATTGAGTTTATGTTTATCATGCCATCTTTTAATAATAATTTTTATATCAAAGTCAATCTGCCATTGTGGTGCTACACAGCATCTTATTTTATCTCTTATTCTGAAAAGATTCCAAACATATTCAGCATCTCTAGAGGCAATATCATATGTATAAACAACCTTTCCTATTGAAGCAAGAACTACTGTACCGATACCATTATAAGTTCCAATTTCTATTATATCTTCAACTTTCGGTCTTAATTCTCCTACAAATTCTTCCAAAAATCCTTCATGTATTGTAGTAGATTCTGCTAAATCTGGTCTTTCTATTTCTTTTAATTTTAGCCTTATTTCTTTATGTCTCGGATACTCATATTTCATGCCAAATTCCCTATACCTTTTCCTAGTAATTCTATGCTGACGCTGTGCATCGTCTTCAAAAGTCGTCTCTTTTTTATAACTATCCAGATTTCTTGATGATGTTCTTATATGTGTTGCATCTTTAAAATTCATAACATAAAGTTTAAGTCCACGTCCCTTAATTTCTGTATCTATCCCGGTCCCAACAAATTTATATCTTTCATCAGCTCTTATGCCATCATTCTTAAATACATTAGCGATATTATCAGTTACAGCCACTTCAACAAAATCCTTATCTAGTGGCCCAACACCTCTACGCTTCATTGAGGTAAAAGCAGTCTTCTGCCCATCAGGGAAATTCCACCCCTGAATATCTATAAGCCCGGCCTGCTTATTTTGTTTTAAAAAATTGACTGCTTTGGCTATCCAGTTCTTATCATTTATAACTACATCATTCTGACATACTACTACATATTCTGACTTAGATATATCAAGCCCGATATTTACAGCTCTTGCCATTCCGATATTCACATATAGTAGAACTTCAATTATTCTATCAACCGGGAGTTCTCCTAAATTAACTTTTTGTGTATAATCATTATGAATTAATATTACCCTTATATCGTCATTTGTTTCGAGTAATGATTCTACAGTTAGGTAGACTTCCTCTGGTCTCTTATAACCTATGACAATCACATCAATCAATTCACTACCTCAAATCTAATCATACTTCTACTTTTAACTCTTCTTAAAAAATACTTGTGGGCAGGCACCTCTTCTTGATAACCAATCTTTAAATCCATTATTTGATAAATTATATTCTTCTTTCCCCCAAACAACTTTTGCCATTTTAAATCCATAGTACATTATAATTTTTTCAAAAGTCTTTATCATTGGTTCTCTATTCTCAAATATATTAGGATGAAATTCTACTGTAAGGTATGAACCTCTTGGCATAAGTTTAACTGTCTTGCTAATATCCTTTAGTATTTCAATTTCAAATCCTTCTACATCCATCCTTATAAAATCAATCTTTTTAATTTTTTCCTGCCTTACGAAACTATCAAGTGTTAGAGTTTTAATTTCTTTGATGCCATTCTTAAACCTATCAAATCTTTCTTTATATTTTTCGGTAATTTTATTTGTATCGGTCATGGTTGACCAGTTTAAGCGTTCCGATGCTCTTATTTTTGCCTTACCATCTTTGTCTGAGATAGCAAGGTTATAAACCTTTATATTTTTGTAACCATTGATTTTAATGCTCTTATTTAAAGTCTTGCAGCTTCTTTTTATAGGTTCTATCGCATATACAAATTCACCTAATTTTGCTTCTAGCAGTGCATAATAGCCTAGATTTGCTCCAATATCTATTATTGTCCAATCAGGTCTTATGATGTCATGAACAAATTTCGTTGAAGCTTCTTCTCTAACCCCATGCTCCATCAATTGCTTTGTAAGTCCTACATCATCCTCAAGCAAATACATTTTAGAACCAAGTATTTTCTTTAAAATCATTTTTCCTCCATAAGAAAAGCAGGAAGATTGATACCTCCCTGCTTATTTAATTATATAATATTTTAACTTTCCGGAGGTGCGCTATCAAAATCAATTTTAATAAAGGCCTGCGGTCTGAATACAGTAAGTGCTATTCTTTCCTCTGCCAATATTGCAACCAGATTCTTAATAAAGAAATCATCGTGATGCTCTGATATTCTTATCACTGCCATTTCCCTATCCCACATATATGCGCCAAGTGCAAATGCTCCTGCTAGAGCTTCTGCTGATGTCATAGCTGTGGTTTCAACTACTGGCATTCTGAACAATCTAGACATGCCTCCCTGTGTAACTGTTATCCAGATATAATGATTATCTGTTCCTTTGAGCAGTTCTATATCTTCCCAGTCCTGAGGAGCTAAGACTATTCCGCTAAGTTCATACTCTGCCAGCCTTGCTAGAGTCATTGCTCTCCTGATGCAATCAATCTTTGTATCTCCAGCAGTTCCGCTTGACCAAGAATAAGACTGTATTCCAGTATTATTCATTATCCCTGTAAGGTTCGGAGCTACCCCGTTACCATAAAGGATTTGGTCTTCTTCTACTCTCTTAAGACCATACATAAGCCTTTGGTCTACATAAGCTCTTATCTGAGATACATCTTCCAATACCTGCCTTGAAACAGGAAGCCAATGAGCGATAGTTTTTACAGATTCTGTCTTTAGCTCAAAAGTCAATTCCGACTTAGGTTTTTCTCCACCCTCAGCAACCGGAGTTGCCTGAATACTAAAACCAGTTTCCTCTACATAGTCTATTGCATTAGTGCCAATAGGCTGTACAGTAAGCAGGTCCCTTATTCTTAAAGGTCTTTCTGGAGGAGCGATTATATCGGGAAATCTTAAAGCAACTGCCAGACTACCACTTGTGATTGAAGTTACCAACGGGTCAGCCTTATAAAAACTCTTAACATTTACAGGAGGACAATTTACATCTCCGTCCTTGACCATCTTTTCATAGACAGGACTCTTGGTAAAAAGGTCTCCGGGAGTTTTTGCAGCCTCGCCTTCACTAAAGCCGGGCCTGTTCATCTTCTTTTCAAATTCATCAATTCTTTTCTGAGCTGCTTCCATATCTTCTGCCTGCTTTGCAATTGCTGCTTTCTGTTCATCAAGTGCCTTGAATTTTGCTTCAAGGTCTACCCCGGCTGTATCTACAGCTTCCTTTATTTTAGCATCAATGGCATCCTGCAATTCCTTAAGATTTTTCCCCATATCGTCTACCTTTTTACCAGTAGATTCCTTGGCGACACCAAGCTCTTTTATTTCAGTGGCCTGTCCATCACTAGCTGCTTTAAACTTATCAAATTCAGTTTTAAATAGTTCTTGTAATTCTTTTAAATCCATGAGTTATTTCTCCTTTCTTATTGATTTACGGGTTACTACCGACAATATTTGAGTAGATATCCTCCGGCTCAAACAACCCTTAAAAGCGACTTCCTTTTCTTAGGAGTGATTTCTCGGCTCCATTAATCCAAAAGTGCTATTAATAATATTAACATATTTTTATTTTTTATTAAACTCCCGCATTTCTGCCAGGATATCTTCCAGAGCCTTGACATCTTTTTCAGCCTTTGGTTTTGAAAGGTCTATTATATCTTGCATTGCCGTCATTACTTTCCTCATCTTTTTAACGATTTCAGATTCTACCTTTTTAGATATCTTAAGTCCTTCCTTTCCCCCGGCCAGATACTCCTTTTCAAAAGCCTGCAGCAAACCATAAACTTCTACGGGACTTTTCATTCCAAGTATTGCAGTTTCCTCATTGGCTGCTATCGGCACTGGGCTGTACTCATACAACCTGAGTTCCTTTAAGTGTCTAGTCTCTTCGTCATTATTTCTTTCGTATTTTACTATGTCGTAACCAATAGACATTCTATCTACTGCCTTGTCCTGTATCAGTATCATATGGTCTTTATTAACTGTGGTTTTTGATACCTTGGTAAGAGTTAATAGACCTGTGGAGTCTTCCTCAATGTGTTTACAAACACCGAACGGGTCCATGTGTCTCCAGAAAGCTTTGATAAGATTTTTAGGAAACCTTTCTTTAATCGTTTTAGCAAAGGCCCCGGAATCTACTACCTCATCCATGGAATCTACATTGCCAGATACTGATGCGTATGCCTCTATTTCCCATTTAGATTCATCAATATCAAAGTCTACTTTTGCATCTTTAAAAAACATTATTCCTCCTTTCTGGTTATATAAAAGTACCTGTCTTATAAGACAGCGCACATCTACACATAATTGTTTCCTCGCCCGGCCCGGCAGGGTCACCCGGGTAAGCCATTGGTTGGCCTCTAACATAAAAGAATTCATCCATGCCAACGCTCATTCCATCAATCTCACCGTGGCTATCTCTAACCCTGTCGTCCCTTGCACTCACCCAGCTCTTTTTCATGGCGGGAAGATTGGCTTGTTTTGCCCCTTCCCAGCTTCCATAATTACTAGACCCAACAACTTCCGTCCTCGCCATAACCATTGAACGATAAATCTTATTCTCGCCATAGTATTTTCTGATGGTCTTAGCGATTGCATCAACTGTCAGGTTCTTATCAATGCCCACAGTTATTATGCTATTACAGAAAGTTTTAGAGCCTTCTGAAATAAGTGTTGCCCGAACGGCAGACCATTCCTTAGACCAAGACGTTATTAGATTGTGATAAGGGTCAAAGTCTTTTGATTTTAAGAGTTCATTATAAGTCTTAGCACCAAAGTCTACTATGATTTCCTCATAAAAAGCTCTAAGCACTTCTGACCATGCGCCTACTCGCCCGGTAATGGTCTTCTCAAATTTCTTTATATTCCCGTCTACTTCTTTGTAGGCATCTCCATATAGTATTGCCTCTTCTCCTAAGAGCTTAACTGCCTGACCTGCTATTACCTTCTCCCAGCTCATTCGCATCCCGTCAAAAGCTTTCCAGTATTGTGTTTTTTGTTCCTCACTTGTTAGATTAAAACCTTTAGATTCTACCGGGGCAGTCAGTTTCTTTTGAGCTTTTGCTTCTTCTCCCAATGCAACTGTGCCTACCGGGAACAATCTAGCAGAAACGTATGCTGTATTTCCCCATGAATATTCATCAAATCCTAATTCCAATTTTTGATTGATAGCATTTAAAGGAACTCCCATTGCAAAGAGCCTTTCCCCAGTCTCAACTTTCTCCTTGAACTTTTCACGAATAGCTTCTACATTACTAAGGTCATAGATTAATCTTACCCCGGGGCCAAAGTCCGGAGACAGACTTAGATTAAAGCTTTCCCGGATATCATCTAGGAAAGGTATAATAGTATCAAACCAGAATATCTTACGGGACTCTCCAAGATTCGCCAATGTTGCATTTTCATAAAATCCTAGAAGTGGAGGAGGCACATCAAATATACTGCATATATCTTCCCGGGTCATTCTTTTGCCAGCAATAAAATCCATATCTATTGGAGAGAGCGACATCTGTTGCCAGTTAGCACCACCACCCAACACCCAAGGAGTTCTTGCATTGTCAGCCCCTTGATGCTGGTCTGCTATCTGTGCCCGAGCTTCTGTCCACTGGGCATTTGTCATCGCTTCTGTAAAACTAAATACCCCGTCTGAAACTGCTCTATTCTGGAGGGCAATCTTATTCCATCTAGTCATTTCCACTTCGGTATCTACTACCCGGCCCGCAGCCTGCAGTGGCGACATCCCCCAGTATACATTACCCGGGTCCGGGAACATCATATGTATAATATCTTTAGGTTCAATATATTTTGTTACTCCGGAATCTGTATATCTGTAACTGGAAATAAATTCGACTTTATCCTGTATTGGTTTAATGTTATCCGGATGATAGGGCCAGAGTTCTACTGGAATTCCCCTTACTCTAACCTTACCTAATAGAGCATTACCTCCTAAGTAAAGATGAGCTGTTGCCCGTTCTATTAAATCCTGTCCCGCCATAAATGGATTTGGTTTATCCATCAACAGCTCTAAAGGATGCCCCGGGGCTGGCTCCCATTTATCCCCCTTTTTTACTTGAGCTTTCCAAGGTACTGAGGACGCTGCTTTTTGTAGTCTATATACACAGCTGTAAACATAACTACATGCTTTCAATCCATTTTGGATTGCATTGCCTGTTGTCCAATCTGTCCATGCTGGTTGACCACTATACCATGAGGGCATAAGCTCGGCCAAAGAATATGATTTGAGACGTCCAGTAAATAAAACTTTAAGTCTATTCGCTAAATTCACTCTCTGTATGTTTTGTGTTTTCATAAATCTCTTTCCTAATATATCTTTATCATATCACCAATAGCAATATACTGGCTTGTTCCTGTTCGTCCTTTAGAGGGCATCCTACACCCCTCAGATATCATTATATCACTATATTATTATCGATATCCTTCAGAATAGTTGTCTCAGCTACAACTCCGTCAAATAAAGTCATGCCTTTAGTTATAACTTGGTTCATGCTACCTCCATACATCTCATAAGTAATTTTTGAACCAAGATAACTCTCATAATAAATCTTCCAAGCCCCGGCCTCATCACTTGTGGTATATTTGATAGAGAACTGTCCCCAGTACTTAACAGTTAAAACGACTCCATCTCCCCATGTTAACTCAGTCATGATAATCCTTTCAAAAGATTATTAAAAAACTCTATTGGTCTTTTATCATATTTCCTTTGTAGCTCCTGATTGCCTTTCCATATATCTTTTTTATTATCAGGGTATAACCATCTTGTAAAACTACAAGCAAAGGTTTCTGCGAATCCAATATTTATTTCATAATCAGTAATTGGTATCCATTCTAAATCTACGAACTCTAACCTCTCCCAAAGCGCATGAGCTATCTCATGCCAGATAACATCTAAGACAGTCTTGTATCCATTAATGCCTTTACTAAATAAGAATATAGTAGTCTGTTTATCTGTCGTATGATGCCTGAAACAGCAATGGCAAGTGTTATAATAACTCCGGCCAAGTTTATCTGTTCCCTTATCATAATGCGCTCCTATATATCCCGGTGTATAATCAAAAACAAAATCAACCGTTCCTAGATATGGCTTAACTTTTGCTGGTAATAAACCTACAGCATCTCTTATTAAATTAAATTGATTGCCATATTTACTTCTTTGCATTTATCTTTCTCGCTCATCCGATTGTTTGTTTATCCGCACTACTCTTATCTCATTACATCGGGAGCAGAAATAAGTGCTGTCTTTTTTTGTTAGCACTACTCCGCATAGAATACAGGTTTTGTTTTTATCTACCATTATGCTCTTCCTATTCTAAATGTCGTTGCCTCTAACATTAAGAAAGTAAAGGCCCATACTAAAGCGTCCACTCTGTCCGGAGAAGCGTCTGACCCCTCTGGTAAGAATTGACATTGCTGGTCTTCTAAGTCTTTTAATTTATTGCTGTAGGTATCCGTCCTTTTATCATAAGACATTACATGATGGATTTTCCCCTGCTCATATAATGCTGATATTGGTTCGGCCCGGGTACGCTTTCCCCGGCTTGCCCATACATTTTGATAAGGTACATTTTCGTCTACAGTTCTTATTATCGCTTCAACTAAATCTCCACCATTGTTTACCTCTCCAATTACCCTGTCAGCTTTCCAAGAATGATATCCATTCACAGCCCTCTTTGCCCAGAGGTTCGGCCGGAGTCTACAGGTTAAATCTTCAAAGACATATCCATGCCCATCTACTCCCAGACCTCCAACTATCATTCCTGTTTCATCTGATTCATCGCCAGAGGTTACAGCCGGGTCAATGGCTACAACTATCCTTACAATCTCTGGAGCCTTCTTAACTCTTAAATTATCAATCATATCTCTAGTCCACAAAGCCCCGGGTGTATCATCTAACAGTTCTGCATGTATTTCCTGACGGCCTAATCTGGTTCCTTCATACTTTGATACAATTGTTTTATAAAGGCTGCTGCTAGATTCGCAATATTTTCATAAGTGTTGCCGCCTGTTACGACACAATCTTTATCCTTAAGCAGTTCCCGGACTATTCTGACTGGCTTCGGGGTAGTAGTTACAATGGCCTGTGGCTTAGAGCCTAATCTTAATCCCAACTGAGCCATATCCCAAGCTTCTGCATACTTCCAATGCCCTATTTCATCACACCAGAGTATCTCATGCTGAGGCCCTCTAAGTCTATCAGGTTCTTCTGCAGAATATAGAGTTGCCAATACTCCATTGTCCCAAGTAAGTCTGCGCTTTGACGGTTCATAATGAGGCCTATTCCAAGGTGGGGAAGTAGCCAGAATTCCTGATTCACCCTCCACCATTATATCACGACAATCTGCTGCGGTGGGAGCTATTAATCCAAGCCTGTTAAATCCTTGGCCGACTTTCTTTCTAATCCATTCTGAACCAGTTCGGGTCTTACCCCATCCTCTACCCGCATTAACCATCCAGAATGTCCAATCTCCGGCTGGTTCTAATTGGTCTGGTCTGGCCCAATATTCCCAATTATATAAGACGGAATTAATTTCGTCTACAGATAAGCTTTCAATGAACTCATTCCTTGTCTCCTCCGGCAGTTTTAATAGCTGCTCCACTTCTTTGCTTATCGGTATTTTTGTCAAGGTCTTCTTTCCTTTTTGCTATATCTTCTAATTTCCTTTGAAAACTATCTCGGGCTGTGGTAATTATAATATCTGTATCTCCCACTCCTTCAATTTCTGTATGTGTTTTATCAGGTATTAATTTTTTAATAAG